CTATTTTATTTTTTCGATTTCGTCTTTCAGCCACTCAAATTCTCTTTGAGTATAAACCTTTTCGGTGATGTCAGAGATCTTGTGACCGACCATATATTTGATTGCATACTCATCGACACCGTACTTCTTAGCCATCGTCACAAAATGTTTACGACCATCATGCGGTCTATGCTCGGGGTTCAAATTCAATTCATCTCGAATCATACAGAATCCTTTTTGGTATCGAGCATAAGTAAGTGCAGTGTTTTTGCTGCGAGCAGTCGGATTAACATAATTGAGCAGATACAGACTTCCAAGTTCCTGAGCCTCTTTATATTTTCGCTCAACCAAATGACGGATCTTCGAGTGAATAGGAACAACACGATCTGTGCCAGCATCAGTTTTAATACCGCCTCGGAAAGTCCAGCTTTCCAAATCCACATTTTTTAATTCCAGCAAACCAAGTTCTTGGGGGCGCCAACCAGAATAGCACTGGATGAGCAGAACGTCTACAAGCATTTTATCATCAGCGTGTTTCCAAAGCAAGTCCATCTCTTCGTCCGTAAAAGGAATATGCTCGTTCTTAACTGTGACAATTTCCTTGATGGTTTCCTCACTGAGGTTAAAAGTTCGTGAATAGTTCCGGTCAACAAGCTCGTACTCCAAGGCATAATCAAGCAACAAGTTAAACAAAGACTTGATCTGGTTCTTCATGGATGCGCTCGGCGTCTTCTCTTCACCTCGAACCTTCGATATGCCTTCGTCCATACAACCTTTTACATGACGAGCGCGGACATCTTTGACTCGCATATCATACACGGCCGAGCAATACCCCCATGCTGAAGCTACCGAACGAGTGCTTTTAACCGTCTTCTCGTATTCGGCAAGCCATTTCTCATAAAGCTCTTTCATAGTGATAGATGGTTCAAGGTCGTAAGGGTTCTTATTGTACTCGACAAGAGCAGCGTAGGCATCGTTGTATGTCGGAAAGTATGACTCCGGTTTAAGAGGTTTGCAGATAGGCCGTCCGTTCGAATCCTTTCCGACACTTATCATCGCTCGAAATGGGTTGCGGAGATTCCGATTCTTGATCTCACTGATCTGCCCGAAACCATTTGGCAGCCTACGGCGTTTGTTGTTCTTGTTCCGAGTTTTTCTCGGTTTTATATTTGGTTGCAATGGAAACCCACAGTGAGGACAAGAAACTGCTTTGTCACTTACTTGTAATTCACATTCAGGACATTTTATCAACACTATTATCACCTTCCCCCATTGATTTGCTATTAGTAATCATATATCATAAGTGTAGGAATGTCAACTCCTACACCGAACTTTTTTAATCAGAGAAAAGAGAGAGCATATATGATTAGTGATAACCAATCAATCTGCCCAAAGTGCGGAGGGCAGCTTAAATACTACGATCATGTTCAAAGATTGGTACGGACGAAATTCGGCAACAAAAAATGGGTAGCTATCAGAAGACTTCGGTGCTGTAAATGCCATGCAGTTCATCGAGAGCTTCCTGACTTTATATTTCCGTATAAACAGTATGAATCGGACATTATTATCGGCGTTCTTGAAGGTCTTATTACTTGTGAGACTTTAGGGTTTGAAGATTATCCTTGCGAAATGACAATGATTCGTTGGCGCTTGTTTCCACCGAGGTTGTTTTTACTAACAGCCGTTCCTAACCTAAAATAGCGGTTGAAAGGAGGCAAACGCCAATGGAAGAAATTATATTTGCATCGGGGTCTGTCCCGGTAGCAGTTGCAGCACGAGTCTACGGGAAAGACGCATCCTGGATTCGAGCCGGCATCGTATCTGGGTGGCTACCGATCGGAAAAGCTACTCGGAGTGGGAAGCTCATTACGAATTTAGAGGAAATGAACTCTAAGTACGGACGCATCAACTTTTATATTTCGCCTAAGCTCCTCTGGCAGGAGACCGGCTATATATGGAGGGGTGAACGCACATGAGTACGTTGATACGACCGGAACTTTCCGAAACTAATCGTTACTGGATCGAGAAACACCGCTATTACGAATTGAAGCATTTCTGCTTACAGTACCCATTATGGCGTCATGCGTACAATTCGTTAATAGACTATCCGTGTTCATGGCCACAATTGGTTCCGCCCTGTAAAACGAATGTTGTTAGCGATCCCATTACCAAGCATATTGATGAGAGGATGTACTATGCCGACCGCATGAAGATGGTGGAACAGGTTGCAAAAGAAACGGACGAAGAGCTTTCGTGTTATATTTTGGAAGCTATAACGGAGGGTATTTCATATGACCATTTGAAAGCCAGAACCGGTATCCCATGTTGCAAGGATGTTTATTACGACTTGTACAGACGGTTTTTCTGGCTGCTTAGTAAGGAGAGACAGTAATGAAGATTGTAGATATTGCAGTGAAAAAAGTCTATCGCTTCAACTGCCCGAATTGCCAGAGTAGGCTTGAAGCCGACAGCAGTGAGCTGACAGACATCGGAGGCAAAGTAAGCAAGTTCTATTGCCCCGTATGCCGTAAAGACCGATATATAACCTGGTCTGACTTACGGAAGAAGATCGTCTACGAGGGTTCGCAAGAATAACAGTGTCCTTTATGGAGAAGTGAGAGCTGATGCACTATAGCATTGGCTCTTTCTTTTTTCTAACTTAGATTAAAACCCGGATGGAGGTGACAGGTATATGTGTTAAATTAGTATCTGGAAAAATCCCCGGGTTGAAATTTTTGAAAAACAATTTGAAAGGAGATCACCGTGGAAGTTGTCTATGTAGTTATCGGAATTATGATTGGGTTTGCCGTCTCATCTATCATTCGCCGAAAGCATCCAGTTGGTTTTTTGCGTATTGACAAGTCTGATCCGGACGGACCCTATCTTTTTCTTGAACTGAAAAAGAGCGTTAATGAAATTATAGCTCAAAGAACTGTCCTATTAGAAGTGAAGCGTGAAGACTTTATTCCGCACAAATAACACTTCCTTTTATGGAACCCTATTAAAACGAAAGGAGAAACGAATATGGGTGAAGAAAACAGAAGTTTGTTGGAAGAGGAGATCAAAGCCGAAATTAAACGCTTGGGATCTCTCGAATCCGGAAGTCAGGAGCATACCACAGCAGTGGATAGCTTGACGAAGCTGTACAAACTGAAGCTCGAAGAGGACAAGAACACCTATGAGCGTCTGGATAAGATCGAGAATCGTGAAATCGATCAAGAGTCCAAGACTGCTCAAATGGCAGAGTCTGTCAAAGATCGATACTTCAGACTTGGTATGGCTGCCGCTGAGCTGGTGCTGCCGTTGATGTTCTACGGCGTTTGGATGAGACGAGGTTTTAAGTTCGAACAGGACGGAACTTTCACCTCTCAGACATTCAGAGGTTTATTCAGTCGATTCAGACCGACTAAGAAATAAACCGGTTCCAAAAGCGGAGAGTTCGTGCATACAACACGTTCTCTTCGTTTTTCTCCTGCTCGAAATTTACAAGGGCTATTGTGAGAGATGTAAAAGTGCTTTTTATCTCTTGATAAAATACTGATGGCCGCTATACTTAATAGTGCCACACAATATCAAGGAGGTAATTTGCAATGAGCTTTTTTAACGACGCGCAGAGAGACGGTTTACTTACTGGACGGTATATTTGCAGTGAATGCGGAGGACTTATGGAATTTGAAGACGAGTGGGAAGATACTTTAGTATGCCCGGCTTGCGGTCACTCCGTCGATTTAGAGCATTACGGTATGGAGAACGATGAAGAATATGATGCTCTATATCCGACCAGAGATCAGATCTGCGACGACTAATTAAGACTATTAGCAAAGGGGAAGGAGTCCTGACGAGGGCTCTTTCTCTTTTCTTTTTATAGGTGATGGATATGCGATACCATTTTGACAAACCGGAAATTTACTTGACCTTGTATGGCGAGCGTTATATTTGTGAGCATCCGGTTTACAATAGCTGCACTCTCTACAGAATTGAAGAAAGAGGTTTAGCAGTAATTCAGCAACGATTTGACTCCGAGACGAAAAGTACATGGTGGAGCGAAGTTGACCCTTGGATTACTGACGCTTTATATTTGCACCCTGATTTTCGAGAATACTTTGAAATGAGGGCTGGGACTTGTACGGACGGACTATACCCTACTGTAACGGTTCGCCAAATTATGTGGGCATTAAAAATGAAGCCTATTCAGAAAGAACGATGGGAAACCGTATTCGATAGACGGGATATCTAAGCGCAAAAAACGCATCTCCCTTTATGAAAAACCATTGAATTTTGAAGGGAGACATGGATTATGAAAACACTAAAGAACAAGCTATATGCTGTAGTATTACTTATTTGTGGGTACTTACCGGTACTTATCGACAAAGATGCAACAGCATTAGTATTCTTTGCGTTTATCGCAATACCGTTGTTCTTTGCAAAAGAAAACTGGATTTATTGAGGATTGAGCCGCCAACAACGGCTCTTTTCTTTTCGCCAAAATTACAACCCCTATTGTGGAAAACGATGCTATTCGAAAGGAGTAAAAGGAGCATGGACGAAATGAAAATTGGTTCTAAATTCACTACGAGCATTATCTCGAAATTGGCGAGTTTGGCAATCCGAAAGAAATTTGGTTATGATGTAAAACTGAATTTGAATGAGGTAAAAGCCACAGTCGTTGACGGAAAGACGCATGTTCATCTGGATATAGATGCCGATCTTGAGAAAGATGAACTTACTAAAATCCTGAAAAGTATTGGTTTGTAAAATCTGAAAGGAGCTGCTAACAACGGCTCTTTTCTTTTGCCGCGCGAAATTTACAAGTCTTATTATGAGAGACGGGTTAGCTCAGTTGGTAGAGCGCCACATTTCCGTGGAGGTCGTCGGTTCGAATCCGATACAGTCTCTCTTGCTTTTTATTTTCGCATGAAAGGAGAAAAGACATGAGCATCGATCAGCTTGATTTAATCTTGTATGACATGTACCGCATGGACGCTTGGCTGCCGCCTTTGTTTGGTAAATGGACTGAAGATTATAAAAAAGCGAGTTACTCACAATGGGCTGTCGACGAGCTCAGAGATTTTATCGCCGAACAGATTTACCCTCGAAGAGAAGGGTCTATTGATGAATTCTGTAAGCTCACGCATGAATTTATGATGAAGACCGCTAAGTATGCGAGGGTGAATCCAAACACGAGTCTTATGTTTCGATCTGCCAGTGAAATGGCAGCGAACATTTTAGACCTACTAAGGGCTATGGAATAACAAAAAAACATGAAAGGAGAAAAGACATGAGTAAGAACCAGGCAATTCAGAAGTTGCTGCATAAGTCAGGGCTTTGTATCAGGAAATACTCACCTGTTGCATTGTCTTGTGTAGCATCAGCCGGCGTGGTAGTCACGGCAATTGCAGCAGCCAAAGCGACCCCACGAGCAGTAGCGTTAGTTTACGCAGACAGTCGCAAAAAGCATGATGGCGATCCATATGCGTACACCAAGAAAGAGGCGTTCATCGCTGCATGGAAATGTTATATTCCGGCGGTAGCATTTGGGGCTTCTACTATCGCTTGCATTATGGGCGCTAATGCACTAAACCGACGTCAACAGGCAGCACTAACAAGCGCATATGCGCTTGTCCAAAGTTCTTATAAGGAGTATAAGGACAAGCTGAAAGAGCTCTATGGTGAGGAAGCTCATAATGCTATCGTAGATTCTATCGCCAAAGAAAAGTGCAAGGACATCAGTATCTCTGCTAATGGAGGTTGGTACGATTCTTCTCTCGATTTTGGTGAAAGCATGGAGCCAGAAGTCTCCCGCACTTTCTACGATAGCTTTTCACAAAGATATTTTGAGTCGACCATCGAGAAGGTCATTCAGGCTGAGTACCATCTGAACCGCAATTTCATGTTTGCAGGTGTTATTCCTCTAAATGATTTTTACGAGTTTCTCGGACTTGAAAAGACGGAACTCGGAGATGCCGTAGGATGGTCAAGCTGTAATGGCGATATTTATTGGATCGACTTTAACCATCACCGACTCACTTTGGATGACGGCATGGAGATATATGTTATCGACATGGTTTTTGAGCCTACAGCTGAGTGGATGGAAGATCTGTAAGTTCGCAAAAAATACATTTCACTTTATGAAAACGAAAAGGAGGTTTCGCTTTATGAATAATGCAAAATTGGTTAAAATCCTGGGTCTTGTCGCTACCGCAGTAGGTATGGGGGCTACGCTCCTCACTGACTGGGTGAACGAGAAGAAGATGGAAGAAAAAATTGATGAACGCATCAATGAGAAGCTTGCCGCACTTAGCGATGAAGAAGACGAGGAGTCCTAACAAGGGCTCTTCCTCTTTATCCGAACGATATGTGTGATGCAAGCACGGCTGTTTCGATTATCCAACGATATGTTGGTGAGCATCTGTTCAGTCCATCCTTCACATGGCCAAAGTATGAATTCAGAAAAAGGTCATATCAGCAATGGGCTGCATATGAAATCTGTCATCGAATCTTGGACAAGCCTTTTGATGATCCAATCACCGTCATCGAAAATTTCATGTTCGAGATGGCTATGTATGCTTGTTACGGCGAGGACGAGCAGCGTAGCTTTATATTTCAGAGTGCAGTCGAAACAGCTGAAGAATTAAGTCTACTATTTGTTTAACCGAAAGGAGAAAATCATGCCTAAACAAAGTTTAGCAAGCATTGCCAAAGGTGTACGGACGGCAATGAAAAAACATAGTCCTGAAATTCTCACCGGTATCGGAATTGCCGGCATGATTACCACCACTGTTATGGCGGTAAAAGCAACCCCAAAAGCTCTGATTCTGCTTGAAGAGAAAAAAGATGAGTTGGATACGGACAGACTTGAGCCGAAGGACATCATCAAGACAGCTTGGCCTTGTTATATTCCGGCAGCTGTCGTAGGCTCCATCTCTGTATTCTGCCTGATTGGGGCAAGCTCGACTAATCTTCGTCGAAATGCTGCGCTGGCAACGGCATATACCCTTTCGGAGTCGACTCTCAAAGAGTATCAGGAAAAAGTCGTTGAGACAATCGGTGAGAAAAAGGAACAGTCCATTCGAGACTCTGTGTCGAAAGACAAGATGGTTAAGAACCCTGTTCGAGAAGTTATTCTCACCGAAAGCGGCGGGAACACAATCTGTTACGATGTCTTATCCGGACGATATTTCAAGTCTGACAGGGATAAGATTACCAGAGTCATGAATGAACTGAATCGGCAGATGCGTGACGAAATGTATGTCACACTAAACGATTTCTACTATGAACTCGGTTTAGACGGAACCAAGATGGGCGATATGCTCGGATGGAACATTGATAAGGGTTACATTGACCTTGCTTTCTCGTCCCAGCTGGATGCAAATGGCACCCCTTGCCTGGTGATTAACTATCAGGTAGCACCAGTTTACGACTATCAGTAAATTTGCCGCGCGAAATTTACAACTTATTTAATGGAAGAACATTCCACAATTTCACACATTTGAAAGGAGATTTCACAATGAACAACAATGAGATTATGAACAACGAGGTCGTTGAAGCTACCGAAGAGGTTATCGAGAACGCTGGTTTGAGCAAGGGCGTAAAGATTGCTGCGGGTATCGGCTTGAGCGTAGTTGTAGGCGTGGTCGTCTACAAGTATGTAGCAAAGCCGGTGATCGCAAACATCAAAGCCCAGATCGAGCAGAAGAAGATGGCTGCTGAGGAGAATACGGTTATCTTGGAAGAATCTGATGTTGTCACTGAAGACAACTAAAAATGCGAATTTGAGAAGTTCGGATAAGGGAGAGTACCTGTAACAAGGTGCTTTCCCTTTTTTTCTTTATTTCTCGAAAGGAGGAAAAAATATGCAGCAGTATCAATACGACGGTCCTGTTATGCGATTCGATGATTGCATACAACATCGCTGGAAAGCAACTACTGTTGCTCCGACAGAAGCGAAAGCGAAGAGTAATCTCGCCTATCGATACAAGAAAGAAAACGGCTTGATGCCAAACACAAAAATTACTCTGCCCGGTAAGCTGATTCCGGCATAAGAAAGGAGATTACCCAGTGGAAGATTACAAGTCTAATTCTGATAAAGCTCGTCAGGAGCAGCAGTCAGAAAAGAAAGTTGAGGCGGTTATTACCGGGGCTGCAAAAACTCGAAAAAAAGGCGAGATGCAAAAATTTGCAGATGTATTTATTGCCGAGGATGCAAACAATGTCAAATCTTATATTTTGATGGAGGTTATTGTGCCGGCTGTTAAAAAGGCGATTTCTGACATTGTCACTACCGGTATCGACATGATTCTCTACGGCGAGGCAGGTCGCAGCAAGAAAAACGGAACCGCATCTAAGGTGTCTTATCGAAATTACTACGATCAAGGCGCAGACAGAGTGCGTGCTGGTTCTGCCGGTAATAGACGCAATACACCTGACTATGATGATATTCTCTTCGATACCCGCGGAGACGCAGAAGCGGTTCTCGATGCAATGAACGATATCATCAGCCAGTATGGAACAGTAAGCGTATCCGATTTCTATGATCTCGCTCGTGTTCCCAATGATAATTTCACTATGAACCGCTACGGTTGGACAAATATTGGCGGTGCAACTGCGGTACGGGTTCGAGACGGTTATATTCTGAAACTGCCTCGTGCAATCCCGCTGAATTGAAAGGAGAAAAAATAATGCTTGAATGCAAAATTTGTGGCACTAAATTCAATGCCGTTATCGAGAGACATTATCTTGCTCGTGATAACGGAAAAACTGGGCTGGCAGTTGCCTTTGGCTCTACTGCTGAAGAATGCCTGTATGATGCATTTGACTGCCCGATGTGTGGTTGCCAGGTAATCGCAAAAGAGCGTAAGCGTGATTATATTTCGTTTGTCAAGGAGGATGAAGATAATGAACAGATCTGAGACTCTTGATAAAGCAAAGGCTTGTGTATGCGGGCAGAGAGAGAACGAATACGGCTCTCCGGAAGATAATTTCGCCGCTATTGCTGGCTTTTGGAGCGTCTATAAAGGCGTTGAATTCACTGCAAATGATGTTGCCATGATGATGGCACTTCTTAAGATTGCACGAATCCGGACAGGCACGGCTACGGACGACAGCTATGTCGATTTAGCTGGATATGCTGCCTGTGGTGCAGAAATCAATTCCAACAAATAACGAAAAGGAGATTTTATAAACATGAAAAATAAGACTGAAATCATGAAGAGCGTGAACGGCGTGGCTTCCAAGACCGTTATGAAGCTTAAGAAACACAGCCCTGAGATTCTCGTTGTGGCTGGTATTGCCGGTACGGTCGTAAGTGCTGTCCTCGCTTGCAAGGCTACCACTAAGGTGGCAGAGATTCTCGATGAAACTAAGGGTACTCTTGATACTATCCATGAGGGTATGGAAACTGGCGCAATCAACGGTCAGGAGTATACGACCGAGGACGGCAAGAAGGACACGGTTGTGGTCTATGCTCAGACGGGAATGAAGCTCGCAAAGCTTTATGGTCCTGCCATCATTCTTGGTACGCTGTCCATTACCAGCATTCTGGCATCCAACAATATTCTTCGCAAGCGCAATGTTGCTCTCGGGGCGGCTTAT